AGTGGTGTGACACTGGGAGAGACTAGACACCTTCGGGACGCCGAATCGGGAACGCCACCTATAGGCGTGACAGGCTGGAGAGACAGCCAACTCTTTTCATGTGGATACTTCCCAAACAACTCATCTCAGCCTTTGCTCAGGATACGGAGGCATTGACCTCGGACTCCGTAGAGTTATCCCAAACCTGCGAACGGTCGCTTATGCGGAGATCGAAGCCTTCGCCTGCGAAAACCTACTTGCGAGAATGGAAGGCGGGCAACTTGATGCGGCTCCGATCTGGAGCGATCTCAAGTCATTTCCTTGGGCAGAGTTTTCTGGGCTGGTGGACATCCTCTCTGGCGGCTACCCGTGTCAGCCATTCAGCGCAGCAGGACTCAGAAAAGGAACAGACGACCCAAGACACCTCTGGCCGTTTATCTCAAGTGGCATTCAAGTGGTACGACCCAGACTGTGCTTTTTCGAGAATGTGGAAGGACACATTAGCCTTGGACTCAGAGAAGTCATTGCAGACTTGGAAAGCCTTGGTTACCAAACGGCGTGGGGAATATTCAGTGCGGCTGAATGCGGCGCGCCTCACCAGCGAAAGCGAGTGTTCATCATGGCCGTCTCCAGTGGCATCAGAGGTGCGGCAGGGCTTTCAAGACAGATCACGGGGCATGAAGGGCAGTCAGGAATCACTGACAACCGTGGTGGTCAAAGATGGCCTAGCCGCCCAGGGCAACCACAGCACGCATGGGAGCCGCCCAGAGTCGTGGGCAACGCCGGAGGGGATGGCTGGAGGGAAGATCAGTCGCGGCGGGAAACGGAAGAACGAATTGCTACTGACGGGACAGGTCAAAGCATGGCCCACTCCTGCGAGCAGCACGGGGAGCGGTGGCCCTCACGGGTTGGATGGAGGAGCGGGAGCACGCTCGATGCTGCCGGAGGATATGCAGAGGAGCAGCGGCAAACTGAACCCACGCTGGGTGGAGACACTCATGGGTCTGCCAGTGGGCTGGACTATGCCGAGTTGTCAGTCTCCAGCGACAATCGTACAGACGAATTGCGCCTTCTTGGCAACGGAGTAGTTCCAGCTACAGCAGCCCTAGCGTTTCAAACTTTACTCAATGGACTTAGAACCTGCTGATCCTCCTCAGAAAGCCGCTGACCTGGCTTACTCGCTCTTGATGGACTCCATAGAGAGAGACATGGACTACGAAGAGTTCACCTTCGAACTGGAAGGCGGGCCAGACGATGGAGTGCAGTACAAAGTAATAGTGATGAAAGTATGATTGACACTTTCACAACAACAGTGCTAACTCTTAACTCTAACCCAGTTAACTCGGGAGTGTTTCTGGGTGGGAAAAAGCAACCCGGCCCTGTGTGTGCAGGTGTCCGGGATTTTTTCTTTCTATGAACGACATACACCACCCCAAGCACTACACAGACCACCCCAGTGGCGTGGAGTGCATTCACATCGCAGAGGCGTTTAACTACAACCTCGGCAACGTCATCAAGTACGTCTGGCGAGCGGGACTGAAGACTCAAGACCCTCTTCAGGATCTTCAGAAGGCTGCCAAGTACATCGAGTTCGAGATTGAACGGGTTCAGAGGGAACGTGGGCAATGAGCGAAATCCTCGACTCCATCGACAAGAAGCTCGAACTAGCCCTTCTGCTAGAAGAGACTCTTCGTCGAAAGAAGGAGCGCAAGATCTCTGGCTACTTCCCTGATGACGGGCCTCTGAAGCGTGACCTGTATCCCAAGCACCTTGCTTACTTCGCTGCCGGCAAGACGTACAGAGAACGGCTTATGATGGCTGCCAACCGTATCGGGAAGACTGAGTCGATTGGCGGGTACGAGATGGTGCTGCATATGACAGGCCGTTATCCCTCATGGTGGGAAGGCAGGAAGTTTGACCAGCCTATCAGTGCCTGGGCGGCAGGCGACACCGGCAAGACGACTCGTGACATCTTGCAGATGAAGTTGCTTGGGCCTCCCGGAGAGTTTGGCACGGGCTTGATTCCTAAGGCTGATCTCGTGCGCACTACCGCCAAGGCCGGCGTCGCAGACGCAATTGAGACTATCTCTGTTAGACACGCCTCTGGTGGCGAATCGCGCCTGACTTTTAAGTCCTACGACCAAAGACGGGAAGCGTTCCAAGGCTCAGAACAGGATGTCATTTGGCTCGACGAAGAGCCTCCGTTGGACGTGTACACAGAGTGTCTCCTTCGTACGATGACCAACAACGGCATGACGATGCTCACCTTCACCCCTCTGATGGGGATGAGTGAGACTGTCTTGTCGTTCCTGCCCAACGGAGAAGTTCAAGAGCACTCTAGTGGGAGCAAGTACGTTGGGATGGCAACGTGGGACGATGTCCCTCACCTGACTAAGACTCAAAAGGAAGAGCTCTGGGCCTCGATCCCGCCCTTCCAGAGGGATGCTCGTTCCAAAGGTGTTCCACAGCTTGGTGCAGGCGCCATCTATCCTGTGCCAGAGAGCGAACTTGTCGTCCCTGAGTTCCCGATTCCTGAGCACTGGAAACGCTGCTTTGGCATGGACGTTGGCTGGAATCGCACTGCAGTCGTCTGGGGCGCCACCAACCCAGACAGTGGAGTCACCTTTCTTTACAACGAGTACTATCGTGGACAGGCTGAACCGATTTTACACGCTGAAGCGATCAAGTCTCGGGGAGAGATCCCAGGTGTGATCGACCCAGCTTCCCGGGGGCGTGCTCAGACTGACGGGCAACAGCTTCTAGGCATGTACCGCAAGCACGGGCTCGACATCACGTTAGCCAATAACGCTGTAGAAAGTGGCCTGTACACTGTGTGGCAACTGATGTCTGAGAGTCGCATTAAAGTGTTTGCAAGCCTCAGGAACTGGCTTAATGAGTTTAGGCTTTATCGCAGAGACGAAAAGGGCAGAGTAGTCAAGGATAATGACCATTTGATGGACGCGACTCGCTATTTGGTGGTAAGTGGTTTAAGTAGAGCCGCAATTGCTGGTAAGGCTTCCCACAAAAAGGGCGGCATGTTTGCAATGCCTGTAGTTAACTTTTTCAAACGATGAACGAAGACAAATTAGCTGAAATCCACCAAGCTGCTCGTGCAGAGTTCGATCAGATTCAAGGTGCCATGTATCAGGAGCGCATGAACTGCCTTGGAGACCGGCGGTTTTGCTCACTAGCCGGCGCCCAATGGGAAGGACCACTTGGTGACCAGTTCGAAAACAAGCCCAGGTTCGAGGTTAACAAGATCCACATGGCGGTGCTTCGTATCATTAACGAGTATCGTAACAACAGGATCACTGTAAACTTCGCGTCCAAAGAGGGAGAAGAGTACGACAAGCTCGCTGACACCTGTGCCGGCCTGTATCGCGCTGACGAACAGGACTCAGGGGCTGAAGAAGCGTATGATAACGCCTTTGAAGAGGCTGTTATGGGTGGATTTGGTGCTTGGAGACTCAGAACTGAGTACCAAAATGACGAAGATCCAGAGGACGACAAGCAGCGGATCTGTATCGAGCCAATTTTTGACGCTGACACCAGCGTTTACTTCGACCTAGGCGCCAAAAGGCAGGATAAGGCTGATGCCAAGCGGTGTTTTGTGCTCACCAGCATGACTCGTGAGGCTTACAAAGCCGAATACAATGACGATCCTTCCACTTGGCCCAAGACGATCACTCGTTCCCAGTTTGACTGGTACACCCCTTCTGTAGTTTACGTCGCTGAGTACTACAAAGTTGAAGAAGTCTCTGAGCAGATTCGGATTTACAAGGATTTCAACGGAGAAGAAGAGTCGCTCCGGCCTGAAGAACTCGACAAAGAAGAGGAGATGCTTGCCACTGGCTGGAAAGAAGTCCGGCGCAAGAAGGTCAAGACTCGCAAGGTACGCAAGTACATCATGTCAGGGGCGAAAATCCTTGAAGACTGTGGTTACATTGCAGGGAAGTACATCCCGATCATCCCGGTGTACGGGAAGCGTTGGTTTGTGGACAACGTAGAGCGTTGCATGGGCCATGTGCGGCTTGCCAAGGACGCTCAACGCCTCAAGAACATGCAGCTTTCCAAACTGGGCGAGATCAGTGCGCTCTCAGCCATGGAGAAGCCGATTCTGGTCCCTGAACAGGTTGCCGGGCATCAACTCATGTGGGCAGAGGACAACCTCAAGAACTACCCGTACCTGCTCATCAACGCGCTTACGGATGCCAACGGGAATCCCATGGTTGCCGGCCCTGTGGCCTACACCAAGCCTCCCGCACTGCCTCCTTCGATGGCTGCCCTGCTTCAGTTGACTGAAGTGGACATGCAAGAGATCCTCGGTTCCCCTGGGCAGGGAGACAAGATGGTGAGTCACCTTTCTGGCAAGACCGTTGAACTCGTCCAACAGCGTCTCGACATGCAGACCTTCATCTACATGTCTAACATGGCCAAAGCAGTGAAGCGTTGTGGCGAAATCTGGCTGTCTATCGCTAGGGACATCTTCGTTGAAGAAGGCCGGAAGATGAAGACAGTCCACGAGTCTGGCAAAATGGAGCCCATCGAGCTACTCAAGCCTGTCGTTAACGAAGAGGGCGAGATCGAGTACGAAAACGATCTTTCTGACGCTGAGTACGATGTTGTCGTGACCGTTGGCCCAGCCAGTGCCACCAAACGG